CCGTGTCTGCTACAAGTCCGAGGATAAGATCACGGAAGGTTCCGCTGAAAAGTTCGTTGCCGGGATCATCAAGCGTGGGCATGAAGCGGTTCTGGAACATTGTTCCTTTACGGTGAAGTTCATTTGTGATCGTGGGGTTTCTCATGAGATCGTCCGTCACCGGATGGCTTCTTACTGTCAGGAATCCACCCGCTATTGTAATTACGGCAAGGGCAAGTTCGGTGAGGAAATCACGGTGATTGAACCTTGCTTCCTTGAACCCGGTTCCAGAGCCTATGACTATTGGCGGGATGCCTGTGAAGGGGTGGAAATTCGCTATTTTGATATGCTGGCGGAAGGATGCACACCGCAAGAAGCCCGTTCGGTTCTTCCCAACAGCCTGAAAACGGAAGTGGTCATGACGGCCAACATTCGTGAATGGCGGCATTTCCTGAAGTTGCGCTGTTCACCCGCCGCACATCCGCAGATGCGGGAAGTGGCCTTGATCCTGTTGGACAAGGTTCATTGGCTGATCCCGGTGTGCTTTGATGATATTTGGAGTGAATACCATGCCGATGTTTAAGAAGTCCGGTGGTAAAATCTTCGCCGTTCAGTTCAACAAAGCTGAAGAACGGGCCTTGGATCAGGAAATCAAGAAACAGATTGTGGAAAATGATCGGGCCTTTGACATGGACAAAGAATCATCCATCCTGTGGATGCTTCACACCCAATTTGGCTTTGGCCCCAAGCGCCTGAAGCTGGCGTGGAAGCTGTTCTATGCCGAAACCCTGAAGCTACGGGAATATTACCTGATGGATCAGGAAGATGATGGGTGGCTTGCCCGTCAAAAGCTGAAGGACATTGGGTGTGATATTGAAGAATGGTACAGAGAAGAAGGAGGGAAAACCGATGCCTAAACCTTGGGAAAATGCTGAAGGGTATCACGATCCGACAGCCTATCACGGCACAAAGAATATCATCCGTGACGAGGATGAACAGCAGAAGCGGGTGAACACCCTGATCTTCGTCCTGAAGTACATCACCCGTTTGGCGGGGTTTGAACTTCTGAACCGCATTGAAATCAAAGACCATAAGACCGGGAGGGAATACAAATGATCAGTTCTTATGACCCTAATTTTCGTGGTGTTCATACAATCCGGGTGACTTTCATGCAATGGGATTATACCGGCCATGTTTCCTTTGAAATCGGTGGCAACTGCAAAGGTGCTGAATTGCTGGATTTCACCTTCTTGGAGTGTGACAACCAAGAAGATATTGACCGCTATTCTGAAAACGATTGTCAGTTCAGCTATGATGAAGAAAATGAAGTTTATACCGCCGTTCTGAAAAATGCTGACGGTGACACCTTGGAAGTTGAAGGTGATGAATGTGATTTCAAGGGTATGGCGGTAGCCATTGAAATTGCGAGTACAGCGGTGAAACACCGATGAAGAAAATGCTGGTGGTGCTGACCCTTGTGCTGTTGCTTATGGCCGTGGCCGAGTATTTCAGCATTGATCCCGTTTGGTTCCTGATTGTCTGGTATCTTTCGGACAATATTTCCGCCTGAACAGGTGCTTCTTTAGTAGGGGTTGGAACAGCGTGTGGAACAGGTATGGAATAGATGTTTTTTCTATATCTGTTCCGCACGAAAGCCCTTGATATATCAGGCTTTTTCAGTTGTTTTCAGGGAACGGAACAGATGGAACAGATGTAAATATACTTTCTTCTTATTAAGAAAAAAATATATAAGAAATGTGTATATAAGGAACTGCCCGTTTTATCTGTTCCATGCGTTCCAAAGTCCTGAAACTACTTGATTTTTCAGCATTTATTAACGGTACAGATGCAATGAAAACGGAACAGACCACCGCAGAAAGGATGTGTTACATAGTGAATGACAAAGACCTTTCCCAACAGGCTAAGGATTTTCTGAATCAGATCAGCCGCCTTGATGCCTTGATCAATAGACTTCTGAACACGGTTGCAACAGAGCGTTCCCGGTTGACTTCCATCGGGTGTGAACTGAAACAGGATAAGGTTCAAACTTCAGGCCCCAAGAACAGCCTTGAAGAAACGATCTGCAAGATTGATGAACTTGAAAGAACCATCAACGCCCGGATTGATGAACTTGTTGACCTGAAGAACACCACCATGAAGGCAATTCAGAGCCTTCCTGACTTCGATCAGCAAAATGTTCTGATTGCCCGATACATTGACGGGAAGAAATGGCTTGATATTGCCTTTGACCTTAACTTTTCAATTTCACAGGTTTACAAGATTCACGGGAAGGCCCTGATTTCTTTTTCTGAAAAGAACCCTAACCTTTTATTATCGCTTGAACAGTAGTGTAAAATCCTATTCTTGTGAAAAGTGTGTAGGATTTTACAGTATCAAGCGTGCTATTCTGGAATCGTAAAAATGCACCCCTTATAGGGGTGCATTTCACTTTTTTAGGAAAGGGGTGAATACCTGTGACACCAAGACAGCGGAAGTTCTGTGATGAATACCTGATCAGCGGCAATGCTACGGATGCGGCAATCAAGGCGGGGTATTCGCCCAAGACCGCAAAGCAGACGGGTTCTGAAAACCTTGCAAAACCTGACTTGAAAGCGTACATCGAAACCGAACTTGAAAAACTTCATTCGGCCAAGATCGCTGATGCTGAAGAAGTCATGAAATACCTGACTTCGGTGATGCGGGGTGAACATACTGAAGAAATCCCGATCCTGTGCGGTGACGGTTGCCAAGAGTTGACGCAGAAAGAGGTTGGAGCCAAGGAAAGGTTGAAGGCCGCTGAACTAATCGGCAAGCGTTATGGTATGTTCACGGACAAGGTAGGTGTGGAAGGGGCCGTTCCGGTGATTATCACGGGGGATGATCAGCTTGAAGATTAGCCCACAGGCCAAGCGGGTTCACCTTCCTGAAGTGGTTGGCAAGGGTTACGGAACCTTCTGGAACTTCAAAGGCCGTTATCGGGTGTGTAAGGGAAGCCGTGCTTCCAAGAAATCCAAGACAACGGCCCTGAACATCATCAAACGGATGATGCAATACCCTGAAGCCAATACCCTTGTGGTTCGCAAGGTGTTCAGAACCTTGAAAGATTCCTGTTTCACTGAACTGAAATGGGCAATCAACCGCCTTGGGGTTTCAGCCCATTGGGAAATCAAGGAAAGCCCCCTTGAAATGACCTACCTTCCCACCGGTCAGAAGATTTACTTTCGGGGCCTTGATGATCCCCTAAAAGTGACGAGTATCACGGTTGAAATAGGGTTTTTGTGCTGGTGCTGGATTGAAGAAGCATACGAAATCATGAATGAAGCTGATTTTGATATGTTGGATGAATCCATCCGTGGTGCTATCCCGGAAGAAACCGGCCTGTTCAAGCAAATCACGCTGACATTCAACCCGTGGAACGAAAAGCATTGGATCAGGAAACGCTTCTTCGGGGAGATCACCGGCAAGGATGCCCAAGGAAACCCCACATACAAGTTCCATGATAGCTGGATCAGCCCGGATGGGCAGATTTACGCTACAACTACCAATTACCTGTGTAATGAATGGCTGGACACGGCGGATTTGAAGGTGTTTAACACCATGAAGGAAAACAACCCCCGCCGCTACAAGGTGGCTGGCCTTGGGGGTTGGGGCATTGTGGATGGCCTGATTTTCGATAATTGGCGGGAAGAAGCCTTTGATTATCTGGCTATTTCCAAAAAGCCTGATGTGAAAAGCGCCTTCGGCCTTGACTTCGGTTATACCAACGATCCCACGGCCCTATTCTGTGGGCTGGTGAGTGAGAAGGAAAGAACCATTTGGGTTTTTGATGAACTGTATGAAAAGGCCCTGACGAACCGGGCAATCTGTGACCGGATCACCGGCATGGGCTACGGCAAGGAACGGATCAAGGCCGATTGTGCCGAACCCAAGAGCATTGATGAATTGCGGGATGCTGGCCTTCATCGTATCAGAGCCGCCCGGAAGGGAAAGGACAGCGTGAACAACGGAATCCAGTACATTCAGGGTTACACCATCATTGTTCATCCCCGATGCGTGAACTTCATCACCGAGATTTCAAACTACACATGGGCAGAAGATAAGTTCGGGGCCAAGATCAATGTTCCCATTGATGATTTCAACCACCTTATGGACGCTATGCGTTACGGGCTGGAAGATATGTTGGTTGGCCCCGCCTTCAGCTTCGACTAACAACATGATAGTAACAAAATCCCCCGGAAATCGTGTGATTCCGGGGGATTGCAATTATTAAGCAATGAAGAAAGGCGGTAAGTGAATATGTTTCTGGATAACGCTATGGAGCGTATCAACCGCCTGATCCTTCAGGGTGGGCGAACCGGCATGACTGAAAATCAGTTCTTCGCCGCTGAAATCAAGGAATGGAAGAATAGTCAGCGCCGCAAGGATCAGGTTATGGGTGATCTGTACTATGAAGGACAGCATGACATTCTTCAGCGTCAGCGCACAATCATTGGTGAAAACGGTCAACTTCAGGTGGTGACGAACCTTCCGAACAACCGCCTGATTGATAACCAATATGCCCTGATGGTGGATCAGAAAACCAACTACCTTGTGGGCAAGCCCTTCACCCTGAACTGTCAGGATAAGGGTTACACGGACGCTTTGGGCAAGGTTTTCAACAAACGGTTTTACCGGCTTCTGAAATATGTCTGTGAAGATGCCTTGAATGGTGGCCTTGGCTGGATTTACCCTTATTACAATGAAGCCGGTGAACTGGCCTTCAAACATTTCCCGGCCTATGACATTCGTCCTTTTTGGGCTGACGATGATCACACCATCCTTGATTGTGCGATTCGTTACTACACCCAAGAAGTGTGGAACGGCTACCAGAAGGAAAAGGTGGAGAAGGTGGAAATCTTCAAAGCCGATGGCATTTACCGGTATATCTATCAAAATGATATGCTGATTGCCGATGTGGAAGCCGGTGAACACGAAAACTATTTCATGGTTGAGGAAGAAGGCCAAGAACCCAAGGGGTTCAACTGGACAAGGATTCCGCTGGTTCCCTTCAAGTATAACAAACAGGAAATCCCCCTGATCCGCCGTGTGAAAACCCTTCAGGACGGAATCAACACCATGATTTCCGACTTTGAAAACAATATGCAAGAGGACGCACGGAACACCATTCTGGTTCTGAAGAACTATGACGGTGAAAATCTTGGTGAGTTCCGCCACAACCTTTCCACCTATGGAGCCGTGAAGGTTCGTGAGGATGGCGGGGTTGAAACCCTTCAGGTTGAAATCAATGCAGAGAACTACAAGGGCATTTTGGAACTTCTGAAGAAGTCCTTGATTGAAAATGCCCGTGGTTACGATGCCAAGGATGATCGTTTGAGTGGCAACCCCAATCAAATGAACATTCAATCCATGTATTCTGACATTGACCTTGACGCAAACGGCATGGAAACCGAGTTCCAAGCGGCCTTTGAAGAACTGTTGTGGTTCATCAATCAGGATTTCAGCAACAGGGGCTTGGGCGATTATGAAGGCGCTGAACTTCAGATCGTGTTCAACCGTGACATTCTAATCAATGAAACGGAATCCATTGAAAACTGTTCCAAGTCCGTTGGTATTCTGTCCACGGAAACCATTGTGGAACAGCACCCGTGGGTTACGGATGTTGAAGTGGAGCTGGCCCGGTTGCGTAAGGAAAAGGATGAAGCAATGGAACAAGCACAGGAATACGCCGGGGCCTTCCAGACCGGCAACCAGAACAAAGGTGACAATGGCGAGGGTGAATAACCCCCGCCGTTTCACAATATATGCCGGGGCAGACCTTGAGTGTGGCGGGGTGCTATTACTCCTACCCGCCAAAGGGTGAAATTCCCTTCCCCGGCCCATCATGGCCCGTTAGTCAAGTGGTTAAGACACCGCCCTTTCACGGCGGTAACGCCGGTTCGATCCCGGCACGGGCTACCATGGCCACAAAGGAAGGAACCAAAATTCAGCAAGGCGCAAGCCCCTATGAAGAAACAGCGTGGCCTTCTATGCTGAAGTGGATGGAATAGGCAGACACGGCGGATTCAAAATCCGTTGCCGCAAGGCGTGTGGGTTCAAATCCCACCTTCAGCACCATTTTTCAGGATTGGAGGAACGGCCCATGAGAAATGCGGATTATTGGCGTGGGCGGTTTTCCATCTTGGAGGACAGCGCCCACAGAGAAGCCCAAAAGACCATTCAGGACATGGAAGAACTGTATCTGGATGCACAGCGTTCCGTTCAGAAGGAAATTGAAAGCTGGTATGCCCGTTTTGCGGTGAACAACCAAATCAGCCTGACCGATGCCCAGAAATGGTTGACTGCTGGACAGCTTGAAGAATTTCATTGGAGCGTTGAACAGTATATCAAGATCGGTGAACAGGCCGGGTTGGATGCGGCATGGTTGAAGAAGCTGGAAAATGCGTCCGCCCGGTTCCACATTTCCCGCCTTGAAGCTGTCCAGACAGGTATTCAACAACAGCTTGAATTGCTATATGGCAATCAGGTTGATAGTCTGGATGCCCTGTTGAAGAAGGTTGTGGGCAATGGCTACACCCACACGGCTTTTGAGGTTCAGAAGGGTGTGGGCCTTGGCTGGGATATTACCGGGCTGGATCAGAAGAAACTTGAAACATTGCTTTCAAAGCCTTGGACAACGGACGGGCGAACCTTCCGGGATCGTTGTTGGTTGAACAAGAATGATCTGGTGGGTTCGGTTAGCAAGAGCCTGACGCAAGGGCTTCTTCGGGGTGATTCCCCGGCCAAGATCACCACGGCCATTCAGAAGCAGTTTGGGGTTCATCGGTATAAGGCGGGGCGGTTGGTCAACACCGAAACCACCTATTTCAACGCCGTTGCCACCAAGGAATGTTACAAGGATTTGGATGT